AATATTCTACTACAGTATTAGGAACCATTCTATTTCTAATAGCTGTAGAAGTAGGAGAATCTGCTATGTAATCAGCTATATAATCATCTATTTCACTTTTCTTTACATAATTAGTAGATACATCTAAAGCTAATGCAGTTAATGCAGTACTAGTTGAACACAACTTAGTAATTACAGCTTGTACTATAGCATGTGTACCACTAGAAGCAGTAACCCCAGATAGGCAGCTTATAGTATAACTAGCCTCAATAGTATCAAGCCTTCCTTTATTGGCAGTAACCTGTGTTTGTAAACTACAGGCAGATTTAATAAGAGCTGTAACATAATCAATTATAGTTATAGGGCCAGACGAGGGTAAATATCCTGTCACTAAAGCACATAAAGCACTGTTAGATACAGTAAATACAATCCCAGTACCATCTAAAGCTTTTTTAAGATAAGTAATTAAAGATAGTTCTATTGAAGCTAAACTATCTCCAGTTTCTATACCTAACTCAGGATAATTTTCTCCTGTATATTTTACACATTTATCAGAGGTTGTTTCTACACAACCATTGAAACAATTATCACATGCCATAATATTTTTTATTTTAAGTTGTTGTTGTTGTTGATGTTGTTGGTGCTATAGTAGTAGTAGTCGTTGTTATTTCAAAAATAGATTCTTTCTTTACACAATCACACTTCGCTCCAGCTACTAATGTTTTTACTCTGCCTGCTATTTGATACAATGAATACTGATTAGCATACATAGGATTAAAATATCTGTAAAGTAAAATTCTTCTATAATTTAAAAGAGCAAACACAGTGTCTGCAGAACAATCAGTATTCATACCATAAATAATTTTATTGTATGCACAACTAGCTAGATTTGCTATTTTGCAATCTATTTGTTCTTGTAGAGCTAGAATGTCTACACACTCTACACAATCCGTTAACCTAGGAGTTATCATCATTTTTTCTCAGCATTTTGTTTAGCTAAACAAGTAGCACATAATCCATTTTTTAGTTGACAGCTACACCCTACTGATGTACCACATCCTGCACAATTAGCCATATCTTATAATTTAATGTCCACATCCACATCCACTAGATACAAATCTATCTAGTAAAGAACTTGCTTTAACATATAGTTTTTCAGATTCTGTTATTGCACAATTATTGGCAGCAGAAATAGAACCCTGAATTAAAAAATAAATAGTACTAAGCTCTACTTTAGCCTGTTCTTTAATTTTTTGATCACACTCCATCAAATCTAAACGCATAAATGCTGTATCATATTTTTCTTGTATAGCATCTATTCTCATAAAAGACTTATCTACATAAGTAGTAAGACTAGGGCTAACACTATATCTCATCTGATACACACCATCAGGTAAAGGATAGTCTACGCCCTCAGGGGAAATACCTAGTTTAAATGAATTAAACAAGTTATAATCTTCTACTATGAAAGGTATCTCCACAGAATTAAATCCAGGAGGAGTTATTTTAATAGATGGAGTCACAACGTTAGGTGGATCTGTAGGATAAACAGAAGCATCTACTATTGCTAATGTCGTAACATTATACGTCTGGAGTACGAATATATCTAATTTTAGTGTAGCCATGTTTTTTTTATAAAAAAATACCAGAGGATAGGAGTTATCCTCTTTCCCCTGGTATTAGGTTAAATGTATTTGGTTTAGATTATATTCTTAGCATGCATTATCTGCTGTAACAGCACCTAAAGCAGTCTCTAGAATAGTTTCAAAAGCAGCAGAAGCAGCTTGTGGAACAGCCAAAATCACCGTACTATCCTCAGGAATAAAATCTCCCCATACTTGAGCAGATTTATCAATTTCATTGAACCTGATATAAAACGTATCATAAGTAGTTCCAGGAGTAACCCAAGACTCAAAGTTTTGGTTATATCCAGCCATTCTGTAAAGAGATTTCAAATACCCAGCTTGATAGCTATAGTAATTTTTCTCTAGTTGTGCAATTTCTTGAGAAGTACCTGTAATATAATTAGATTCTTGAGTGACATTTACATCAGCCACTAAATCACAATTATCGTATACAATAAAGTCAGCAGTAGTTTCAGGCCCTTTGTAAACAAAAGTATTGAAACGAAGTCTGTCATACTCAAAAGGGAATGCAGCTATATCACAAGGTACACCATATTGTGTTAATGGTTTTCCTGTAATAACTAATTTTTGAGCAGCGCCAACACCAGAAGTACTAAATGTATAGAAATCTGAAAAAGTAATGTTATCAGGATTAGTTCCTGGAGCACTATAATTAAATTTCTCGATAATTTGTGCAATTAATGCAGGCACATCTACGTCAGTACAAGGATCATCACCACAATCACAGCATGGGGCTGAAACGGTTACAGATTTAGTCCAACCATTGAAATACAAAGTATTCAAATAGCTAGAGAATCCTCTAAGGGTTACGGTTACATCTTCACCACATTGTACGGTAAAGTTATCTATTTCAGTGATTTGGTTTGTAGGAGATGAACATCCTACAACTTTTCGCCAATCTGTTACATTCTTTACTGCCCCTGTGTTATTCACACCGGCAATTTTATCAGAACGTTTTGTCCCCTGCAGATAAGTATTCTGTCTACCTTGTGCGATGTAGAAGTATGGTGACGTATTTGGCGTCGCTGTAGCTACATAAGCATTAGAATAGATTCCAACCTGTCCAGCAAGTAAATTTTGAGTAGAGCCTGCCACGATTGGAACTTGGCCTACTGGAACTACCACTACTGTTGTTAATGAAAAATCCATGTTGTTTATATTTAAAGGTTAAAATTATTCGTTTGTTTGTATTCTAAATTGTGCGCTCTGCACTGCAGCAGCATTTTCTGTGTACATTGCTAAATTTTGAACAGTTAAATCTAAAAGTTCATCTTCTAGGTAATTTGCTAACTCACAATCTTCGTTTGTTGACTCCAACCCGTCTAGCATTATATAGCCTTCTTTGTTTATATACTTAGGGTATCTAATATACATTAAGCATAATTCTGTAGGAGTAAACGTTCCGTCAGTAAAGGTAGTTAAAAAATCTGTAGAAATAAAGTTAAATGTTTCTTGATATTCAAAAGATGGTTTGTAATTATTGTTGTTTAACAAAAATTGAATATCACCATGTTTTGCTAACTCAATATTAGCCCATATAATTTTATTTTTGCATCTACCTTTATCAGCTAAAACATAACTATCCACATAGAACATATATGGCGGAGTAATCTTAGTGATGTCAGCTTGCCACTGATTTATGTCTTTGTTAGTTTCTTTTAAGGGTAAACGATGATCTTCATAATCCTCAATGAGAATTTGTAAATCATCGTACCTTTTCTTAAAAGAGTCTCTGCCAAGACCATTAGCGGTTGCCCCGTCTAATTTTTGCTTTATTAACTTTATCTGAGCTTCATTAAGAGCTAAGATTTTATCTTCTAACTGAATCCTTTGATGTGAATTAGAAGATAGTTTATTAAGCCTTTGATCTATTTTGTATAATAAACTATCTACTGATATCATGTTGATTGATTTAAACGGCCATTAATTTTCTTGATTTAAGCTTTTGTTCTAAAACTAAAAGATCTTCTTGGTTGTCTTCTTTTACTAAGAACTCAACTAGGTCATCCTCTGTTTTAGCTACTTCATACTCTCCTTCATAAATAGAACCGGATGGTTTTACTCTATAAACTGAATGAGAAATTGCTTGTTTTACTAAATCTTTTATATGCAATAAACTTTCCTTCATGTCTGCAAATCTTGAGAAAACTTCTATTGTAGAAAGCCCAATAAATTTACCAGAAGTAAACTCTTCTTGTTTAAGAACAGTGTCTACTAAATTGTAAACAACGTCTTCTTTAGTATCATCTGCAACAGCTAATCCTAATAAACGAGCTACTTTCTTCTTTTTATCAGGAGTCATCTGGTCAAACTTAATAATAGCTAAGTTGATGATTTTCTTTTTATTATAAAGGATAGCTTGTTCTAATTCTGCATCTGCTACATAGAACTGAGTATCTGCAGGGTATTCACCTCTCTCCCAAGCTTGATAGCTGGAAGCAATTGTAGGGTGTACTCTGAGCCAGGAAAAAGCAATTTCTTGATATACATTACTCAAATCAAAGTGATTATCACCGTCCTGTAGTTTTACAGGTTGTACGTGTGTTGTATCATTGATAGATTTAGATAAACCATAATTCCAATATGGTGCCCGTGGGCCTAAATCGATATCCCCTAGTTCTTCTTTGATTCTTTTCAAAGTATTAGTGATTCTTTCAATCTCTAATTTCTTTTCTGTGGGGTCTAAAATTCTATTTATATATGCAGCCTTAGGGTCTAACCCTGTTCTGTATTTACCATCTAGCTCTTTATAAGGATATTTGAATACCCCTGTACCAGGAACTCTAGTCATTCCATTTCTAGCTAACTCACTTTGCATAGTTTGCAACCCAGATTTACTATAATCTCTTTTTATGACAGAGATTTTTCCTATCTTACTCATTTCTATATGTAGTTAAAATTAGTTAAGCACCCCTATCAAAAGGCAGGCTCTGTGGCCAGTACTTAAAAAATCCTCTTCCTAATACCGGAAGAGGATTAGTTTATTATTAGAACTGAGGAATTTCCTCAATCAATACAGTTCTTGACAAATCTTCAATGAAAACATCGCATCTGTCTTTCATCCAGATTTCATACCCTGGGAATTTATTAGCAGAACTCATACCTTGAGACTTAGCAAAACCTAAGTGGTGACGAGTACCATCAATATAACCCCAAGTCATAGAAGGAGCACCTTGTAAACGTACCTCTCTAATGTTGTTGATCAGAGAACCATCTCCTGTAGGAGACACATCAAACACCATAAATACAGGTGTAGATTTTTTGTTTTGACCAAACTCTAGATTAGTTTGTGGTAAATCCAACTCTTTCAAGTGAATAAGCTCTACACGACCAGTTTCACGAGTAACCATTGCATCAAATGCAAAGTTATAAGTGATATGCTGTCCTTCTCCTTGCATAAATCTGTTTCCAGAATCTGCCATAAAAGTAAGACCACTATTCAATGCATCATCTTTTAAAGCTTGTTGGAATACATCGAATCCAGCTTCATTGGTGTACATTTTAACGCGTCTGTCTTTCACATCTACTCTTCTGTAGAATAAATCTCCAAATACAGAACGAATCAAATTAGCAGAAAACTCTCCTCTGTTATAAGGAACTAAGTTTCCGTTATTACGCATTCTGTGATATACACCAGCAGAAGTACGTTTAACTTCTTGTTTAGACCCTGCAGATTTCACTGTTCCAGGTTTAGCCCAAATCATACGTTTCACTTTAAGTTCAAGCATAGATTTACGCATCCAAAACTCAATAAATGGCTCCCATTTATAAGATATCTAATGCTTTACCAGTAACAGTATCTTTTAACATTCTATCATCAGCCCATTCTGTGATTTTGTGCTCATATCCATATGCAGAACCTAAAGACTCAAACATAGAGATTTTTTCACCTAATTTAGGAAGACCTAATAAGTCTTGATCAAATTCACCAATAGCAGCATCCACTAATTCACATTCTACCCCAACCTGTAAGAAAGTAGGAGAAACAAAATCAATCATTGGATTTTCTGAAACAAGTGTGAAAGTGTACAAACTACCTGTATTATAAGGAACAGGGTCTTTGGTTACATACAATCTAGGCCCGTACTGACGAGTACCTAAAGAGATAATAGCATGTTTTGAGAATTCATTAGAATCTAAAACTAGATTAAATTCTTGTCCATCAATACCTGTTTTAGATGCACCAATTAACGCCGCAGTTGATACAGGAATGTCGATGATTTTAGGAAATTTGTAAGGAACTTGAATGTCCCATTTCCAAGCATCACTGTTGTTGTTAATGTAAAACGGTGTTGCTTTATTGATCATATCAAGAAAGTCATTGCTATACAGAGAAGACTGTGTATATAAGCTGATGATTTTCTTATCATAATCTGCTGGTTCAGTATTATGAAAGGATTCTAAGTGATTAGAATCTGTTAATTTTCCTACTGCCCGTTTGTCCATCGAAGCCACCCTAGCGTAGGTAAAACCAGTTAATCCAGGAATTGTTTGAATTGCCATTGTTTATCTATTTTTAAATTAATTATTTAAACCAGCGTGATGCTGCTTCTTTTTGTTCTTGTTGTGTTTTAGGTTGTGAACCCTGTCTCACGACTTCTGTAAAAAGAGTGTTAACTGTTTTAGTTACACCAGTTTTTTGTATAGTAGATAACGTTGGATCTTTTTCAAGTAGCTTAATCAATAAACCAATTTTGACTTTCATCTCATGGTTTTCAGGTCGCTTCAATTCTAAGATAGTTTTATCAAAATCCGTAAGAGTTTCCCCTGTAGGTGTTTTGTATTTATCAACTAATAAGAAGTCATGTAGTTCATTTGCTAATTTTGGATTTAGTGGAATACCATCAAATGATTTTACTTTTAGTTTTTCACTAAGTACCGTTTGAACATTATTAATATATTCATTACGTATGGCTGCTTTTAGTTGAATGTCTTTTTGGGCAGTTGCTGCTATTTTTTCTAAATTAGCGGCCTGCTTTTTTACAAGAACTTTATGGTTTCTTTCTGCTACAGTTTGTAGGTCACCATAATTAGATAACCTTTCAATCTCAGCATCTATATCTTCTTGCTCAAATCCTTGCTCTTTTAAAGAATGTTGCAGAACTAATTTTTGATTTCCTTCTACAGTTAAATCTAGTGTAGAAAAATCTTCTACAGCAGTTAAAGCTTGGAAGTAATTTCTAGGATCTGCTCCATTTACAAAAATTGCTTGAAATGCATTTTGATAATCTTCACCAAATTGTCCTATAAAATTGTTTACCATCTCAATAGAACCCTTCTGTTTTTCAGAATTAAATCTTTCTAAGAAATCTTCTGGTGTTTCTATAGGAGTTTCTTGTGTACCTTCTTCAGTAGTAAATACTCCTAATGAAAGTAAGTCTCTCGCTAATGCAGTAAACTGTGAAGGAGCTGCTGGAGGAGCTGCTGGAGGAGATGCTGACTCATCAGTAGTAGGAACGACAGGTTCAATAAGTTCAGGATTATCATCATCATCATTAGTTCCTAAGAAATCTCTAATTGATTTAGTGTTATCTATAGGAGCAGGAGGAGTAGGATCATCATCTGCTTTTGGTGCTACATTTTTTTTGTTAGCAGCGGGTGCAGCAGGCGCGGGTGGTGCAGGAGGAATAACTTCTTCAATTATTGGAGTTAAGTCATCTGGATTACCTGTTCCAGTTTCAGGAGAAAGCAAGTCATTTATTAATTGTTGACTGCCGGCTCCCATACTCATAGTATCTTGAATGCTGAAATTATCTATTCCAGTCATTTCTGTATTATCAGCCATATGTAGTTATTTTAATATTGTTAGTGTAAATGTAAGTATAGATTATATAATTACAAAATTTTTATATTCGTATTTAAAAAATAGTTAGCATTTTATAGCATTACTATTATTTTTTGTTAGTACCTCTACCTTTGGCATTCTGTTTAGCTATAGCTAAATCATTAGCTTGGTTATCTCTAGCCACTTGTAATTCCTCACGTTTAACAGCTAATGCTGCTCTTTCTAAGCTGGCTTCAGATTGAATCTTGGCCATAGATGCAGTAAAATCATTATTAGCTTTTTCTCGTGAGTTCATTAAGTTAGTTACTTCTAATGAATCTGCTATACCAGAATTATCTATATCAGCAGTAGCATTTTCATTTCTACTTAATGCATTTATAGCAGCTACTTCTTTCTTATTAATTCTATCTAGCTCATTTTGATAATTTTGATTAGCCTCGTTTGCAGCTCTAGCAGCTTCTGCTTGCTGTAAGCCTAACTCATATTGTTTTTGAGCTTGTTCTAACTCTTGTTGTTTTTGTTGATTTTGAATAGCCATTTGTTCCTCTTGTTTATCTTTGAGGTCTTTAAATGTTTTCTTAATCTCACGTAAACTCTTAGTAGAGTAAAGTTCTATAATATCATAAAGCGAACCACCATTTTGTAGTATAGCTTGAGAAAGTGCTCTCATCTCTGTAAACATTACATTATCCTCAGGTCTATTAGTAGGGAATACCCAAAGGTCTTTAAGTCTAAGGTCAGACCCGTTAACTTTCACAAAAGCGCTTTGTCCTTCAGATGTGATATAAGATAACGTGGTTTCTTCTTTCGAGCTCTCTATGTATAATGAAGCATCTATGATAGCTTGGTACAGTTGCCCCATTACATATTCATGAGCTATAAAGAGTGGCTCAGTTTGAGAGTAAGATTGTTGCATTGCTGTATTGGTCCCTGTAGCAGTCTCGCTCGCAGACACAGAACCCATACGTTGCTTAGACATACCTACTAGTTCCCAGCATTCTAGTTTCATCTGTTGGGCTAAGGTATATCTGGACTGTATCTCTTGGGTTCTAGTTAAATCTAATGAAGTAAACTGATTAAATGAGCTTGGTGATTTTAAATTTTCTGGGCTATCATCTACAAAGACGACGCCTCTAGCCCTAGCCTCAGCTTCCCAAATATCTAGTGCGTCTTGGGGATCTCCATCTTTAGGAATAGGTATGTGTCTAATAGACATTAGCTGAACTTTACCTACTTCTTTTTCTAAAAGTTTGTACAATTGATTCATACAAATATTGTAGATAACTTGAAAAGGTTTCATTAAATCTACTAAACTTCTAGACTGTGTATTTTTGATTTCAAAACATGTACCTATAATAGGATTATAAGATAACAATTTAAAAGGTTTCATGTGATAGATATCTGGCCCAATTTTCTTTCCTTGATACATTTGATTAATCCATCCCCACTCTAATGAAATTTCTGTAGGTATAGTTTTAGCTACATACTTTTCATCTACTAGCATAGACTGCTCATTACCCATCTCATCTAAGAACACTACTTTACCTACTTTACGCTTAGAAGTCCAATAAGAAGTAACTACTACATACTTGTATCCAAAGGAGCTAACGTTGTTCGTAAGACCTAAGAAGTCTTGTAACCCATCGTTATTTTCTTTCATCTCAGACTCTATCATCATTCTAGTCTGAAGAACTAATGGATCAAAAGTATCATACGTAATAGTATCTATACCCTCGCCGGCGGCAGGGTTCCCTAAATTAGATTCTCTTACATTAATTAAACCATAATCTTGAAGAGAAGACCTAAGGTGATCTATTTCTTCTTTACTAAGGTCAGGACAAGATTCTATGATTTCTGATAACTCTAGTACTTGCACGGTGCCAGTGGCGTATGCCCCTCTATTTCTGCCGGTAACATCTGTAGTATATTTTCTGTCTGGTGTAGTAAGGACCCAAACATTTTTAGGATTGGCTACTTCTATATTAAAGCCTAGTTTAGAATTATCTTCATAAATATGAAAGTACTCTTTATTACTTATGAGCAAGTCCCTAAAAGTATCTTCACTCATTTCTTTTATATTAAAATAAGCTTTTACAGCGTTGAGTGTATGGTTTCCCCATTTTTCAGCAATAGATGTATAAGAATCTAACTCTTCTTGGACTTGCTCCATTGTTTTTTGTTGGAGTGTTTCCTCATCTATTTCTTCCCCATTAATTTGTACTTTTTTTAATATTTTTTCTTTAGCCTTTGCTAAAATAAACTCATTTAAAGTTTCTGTTTTAAATTCTAGTTCTGCTGATCTAGAATCATCATCGAAAGCTTTTACTTTATAACCATCTGGCCTTTTAGATATTTCCCCAACGAGTTCATTAACAGGAGTAGTCATAATAGAATACTGTTGTACGTATGCTGGTAACTCCTGAGGAGCTGTAAGCATATCCGTAAAACTTTTGACTTCATCCGGTTGTTGATAAAAGTCGTCTAAAGTTAAAATACCTTTTAGAATATCATAGTTTCTAACGAAGGTATTTTTATTTTGTACATACTCAGAGTACGCTTTATTGGAAAAGTAATCCATCGTATTTTTGATGTAACTATCTTCTTGTTTTTCTTTTTCAGTTTTAAACTGATCTGGAAAAATATTCAAATAAGCATAGCGTATGTTTTCGTCTTTGGTATATCGTATAATTGCCATTATCTAAATAATTTTAATTTTGGTTTATTACTAGTAAAAATACTTTGGTCTGGTATAAATAATTTGTTAGCATTCTTGCCTGAATATAAAGCAGAAATTCTAGGATCAGCTTTTCCACCTATCTTTCCCATAACAGTTCCTAGTTTCATAGCTAGCCCTATTGCTAATTCTGCTGCTATAATTCTGTCAAAGTTACCAATACTTTCGTTATATTGTATCATTTCTTCTAATAAAACTGGATCTAAAATTTTAGACATCCCTTTTACAGATTTAATAACATCACCATCTTCATTTTTTTCTTCTATTATAAGCTCTTCGCTATATGTTTTTAAACACCCGTGAAGAAAATCTCTTATTTTATCACTACTTCTATGTATTCCATAATCCCTATTAACTGTTGTATTTGGAACTATTTCTTTTAACCAGGCTGGTTGTTTTTCTAAATAATGTGCATCTCCCTTAGAAATCATGTAGTCTATAAAAGACATCTCATCATTTTCGCACAAGGTCCTAGCATTATAATATTTAATAAGCATTCTGGCTTGTTCTTCCCAGGTCTCTTTCTTGTCTGGTCTAGCACAGTAGCTAGCTACGAACATATCTTGATATTTTTCTCCTGAGATTTCATGCATCCTTTTATAGATGTACACACTACCTAAGGAATCTGAATACGCCGCTTTACCTTGTCTATAAGGGTCAACTCCTGCAATATATAATCCATACGGAGGATTGCTCATAGGAAATTCATATATTACTACGGGTGCCTCCTTCAGATCACTTCCTTTCAGTGGGAAGTTTGATATAGGCAGCTTATCTGTGAACTCATGTTTGACGCCATCACCATCATCAAATAAAATTACAGGTGTACCTGTTTTACCTAGCTGTAATAACTTGGCCTTTTGTCTTTGGGCAGCTTCTATATCGAAAATGTTAGTATCCTCATTTAAAAAGATATCATTTACTACCTTAGGAAAGTACATCTTTTCTTTTAACCAGGCAACTCTATCCCCGGCTTTCTTCTTCTTCTCTATGTTATCATCAGTAATCTTATCTGCTAACTCAGCATTGCTCACTAACATCTTTACATTATGTAAGTCACTATCTTTAGGAGAATCTAAAAACGCCCCTAATGTAGAGTCTTCTTTAGCTTCCATTCTGTACTTGTTACTAATAAATAATCCATGTACAGTTTTAGTATCATCAGAACTCTTATAAGATAAGAAGTTAAAATTATCTACATCGAACATTAATGATTTAGCATCCATGAACATCTTCATATCCCCACCAGTCCCTGTAAGTATAGGAGAACACCCCCACCCATATGGTGTAGTAAATCCGGGAGTCGCAGCTTGTAATCCTCTTAGAAAAGAACCTTTACCTATCTCATCTATAATAAGTTTTCTAGGTTTAGTACCAGCGATAGCTTCTTCATTAGCTCCACCATCTAAGTTTCTTATTAAGATCTGAGAGAAAGGTATTCTCTCACCTGCTTTAGTTTTTATCCCCAGGGTAACCTGTTGTTTCCAATTATCCTCTACTCTTTGCCATCTCCAGGCTTTAGGCAAGAAGTTTAGTCCCTTGTCTATTTTATCCGTAATCAACTTAATATCTGGCGCATTCAAACCGGCTATAATATTCTGAGAGTTCTCATCGAAAGTTGCTCCCCATCCTATATAACTAGCCTCGAGCACAGACTTAGCAAAACGCCTAATCCCTAAAATAACTAGGCCCTTCTTCTCGAAATGGGCCCTATCTATTTCATTAGTCACTAACCACTCATTATCCCTCAGGTAAGGATTAGCATATTTTTGTCCAATAATTCCTCGCCCATCTATAATATCTACTTCAGTATTCCAGAAGTTTAAATGCCAATATAAAAATGGATTGATATATTGCCCATCCATCATAAACCCTTCTAATGCTAGCTGTTTATGAAAATTAAAGAAAGACTTATATTCATCAGATAGTGGATCAGGAACCCGTCCACTATTAATGTACCATTCTTTATACGTGATATTTTGTAAACCGTCTAAATTCATTATTTACTGTTTCTACTATTTAAAAACTCTGCAGCCTGGTCACCTAAGACCTCATCTCCTCTCACCGCTACTTTTTTACTCTCATCTGCAGTCCGCATAGCATCTACAGTTCTCACTATCTCTGCATAATCTTTCAGAGCTTGGGTGAGATCTTTTCTTTGGGTTTCTTTAGTAGCTACTATCTTGTAAGACACTACCTCTTCCCCATTTTTATTCATAGTACTAGAAGCTACTATACTCCTATCTTCTAGAGAAGAATAAGGTGTAGCAGCTATGTATTCTTTAAGCTCCTTTAATTTCTTATCTAGGAACTTTAATTCATACTCTATCATTAACTTTTTAGGTGGTGGTGCCATAGTATTATACGTGCTTTAGTAACTCCTCTAGATACTCCTGAGTGAGTGGGGTTTTTGAATTCTTATCTTTTTTGCTGGCCTTTTTACTTTTAGTAACTATAATCTGGTCTCCTTTGTTCCCTTTTATAATCTCTAAATCTGCATATTTAATCCGTTTCTTTTCATATTTAATTAAAATATCAATTAAATCAGATACGGGAATTGATCGTGCTGTCATATCTTTAAGTATTAGGGGTTTCTATAGCTTCCCACAATGGTGGGTCTAGTGGGCATTGGCAGGATAAACATTTAGTTTTAGCTGCTAGAGTACATCCACAATTAGTGCAATGGTCATCTGGTCTAAATGTATTATGAAATCTAGAATGATTAGGACAGTTCATACATATAATATTCCTCTCAGTACTAACTACCTTAATAATCTCTTCTAGATGTTCTGGTGGAAACAAATTATTCCTCCACCCTTCTGCTATTTCTTTTAGTTTGAAAGACATCTTTTTTGTGTATTAAATCATTAACATATTTTTGTAACGTATCTCTTTTTTCAATGGTCAACTCTTTAGAATGCCACGAAGGTCCTACTGACTGTATGAAATCATCATACCTAACAATCTTAGCTTGATAAATAGGAAGTAACCTATCTATCCTCACTTCCCTAAGTGTAAACCTCCCAAAGCCGGCTATCTCTATAGAAGTCTCAGTTTTAAAAGCCTTAACTGCGGTCTTAAATTGATTATCTACTACCGCCCTAATCACATTCATAGGTAAGTTTAGGTCCCGTTGAAGCTTTTCTAGAATTTCTAATCTTACATCTAAAGCAGCCTCAGATATATTACTAGTAGGCATTCTACTCATCTTTCCTCTTATTAATAGTAATCACTAAAGCATAACTCTCATCGAAAGGAATTTTAGTAAGGGTGGGGTTAACAAAAATCAACTTTCCTTCCTTATGTAACAAATTCTTCTTCTTCAACCTATCTACCATATTATTAATAGTAGCAGTACTCGTAGTATACATTTCACAAAACTCCTTCCTATTCTGAGAAGAAGTAATATCCTTATGTATCGCTGTAAAAGCCATCAAATTAATCTCACTCTTAGTAAGTCCTAAATCATTCAAAGCACTAAGCACCTGAAAATACTTCTGGCACCTATGATACTTATCCTTAGTTATAACACTTAATCTTTGGATCTCCATATATAAATTTCTTATGTAGTTTTAAACTTGAGGTAAAGATAAACTAAAATTTTAAAAATTTCAAATTTGGACTAACTATTTTAGTTAGCGCCTAAAATAAAATTTTAGATGTACCCCCGTCATCATGTGTGTGCTCTTTAAGGGGACTTCATCTTCAGACTCCACCCATAAATCAGGGATTGTTGGTAGTCCCCATCACTAAATATTAATTAATAAATTATTAAAAATGAAAACTATTGTTGTTGAAGGAAAAGACTTGCTTAACTTGAAGTTAAATGCAAAAGACGTTAAGTTTAAAAAAGAAGTAGCCGCTAAAATGAAAGAACTAGGTTACGATACTTACGCTAAGTTTACCTATCGTGGTATTATGTTCACATCGAATGAAAAAGGATTTCTTAACGATGTAGAAAGTGGCGATATTGCATTCATTGAACTTGAAGAAACCTTGTTAGAAGCTGAAGACGGAACTATGACCAAACCAGGTTATAACGTTATTGGTTATCATAACTATACTCAATTGAACCGCTTAGAAGAAATTGAAGCTACACGTAAAGAAAGAGAATTTAGAGTGAGCTTATGCGACTTCGATAAATTAGTTAAGAATCCTGAATTACTAAGCCGTCTCGATTTAATCGAGAAAATCGCAAATGCTTCCTCTTAGGAAGCATTTTGCTTTTCGTGTATGGGAGTATATAAATCATTTCTGATGAGAAAGGATTTAATTTGTCACTCCCAAATGAGAAATAATTCTTATAAAAAGATAGGATATTATAATGATTTGTGTATGAACTGACCTTTATTTCTTCCTACAAATTGAGTATCAGAATAATCTGAGCTTATTTGAGGCTAAAAAGATTTTTCCTCGAGGATTTTAAAAGTTGGTGTTGTATATTCCTACATAATGAATAGTTTTAGAGTATGTGAGTTTCCTTCAGATTCCTACAAATATGGGTATTTTGGTCGTTGATTATCCTATAGATTACATCTTAGTGATGTTTCTTGATAATTTTGGCTAAAAATATTTAATTTGTGCGTGTTTTTGTGGGAGACTTCACACTCTTTACCTGTCCTGAGAAAAAAAAATAGAAGAAATAACAAGCTGTGTGTATTTATAGCATTAAAGCATTACCAAACAAAGTGTTTATACTACTTAGTGTATATATTATTATGGGAATAATTGATGATAATACTAATAGTCCTAATGCATTTATTCAGTTGTATGATAAAATTAGGAATGATGTAGTTGCAAGATTGGATCCTGCTAGTGATTATAAAAACCACGCTAGTGAATTGTATTCTGCATTAGCAGAAGAAGCTTTCGTTAATGAGAGTTTTGCTAAATGGTTAGGTAATATGCCTGATGGTGATAGCTGTCCTCGAGCTTTCTGGGACTGGCAACCTGCTGGAATGATGGAGAATAATAATTAATTAATTAAATATGAGACAGTTTAATATATATCATCCAATTAACGGTGATATGAATCACGATTGCTTAATTGATACATTTATGTATGAATTAATAGCGACTATAGAATGTGATAGTATACATAATGCATTCAAATTGGGTCAGAATGACTTTAATGATGAATATGCTAAGTTACATCATAGATCTACTTCTGTTGGAGATATTATAGTAGATGTAGATGAAGATTTACACTATTTAATAGAACCAATAGGATTTAGACTAATTACAAGCTCAGTCACACACTATATAGACTGGGGACAAATAGAATTACATTAAACACAGAAAAACACTTAAAATTATGAAAGTAACTAAACAACCTAGCAATATTAATATTGCTACAATTAAACAATCTAGCGATATTAATGTTGCTACAATTTTCACGTCTATACATTTAGGCACATTGACTAGTATAGAGACTTTAGCACTAAAATCTGTATTACCTAAAGATATATCAGAGAATGCATTCGATGCTATTGTAGCGTTGTGTGCTAACACTGAAACACCATCTATAGCTGTAGAGATGTTATGTGGGCTTTATAAAAGACCTGGATTACCTAAATTCAGCGTAAACTCTAACGATGTATTGATGAAAATAATTAACTTAGACCCTTTTAAACAAAAAGTTAGTTATGAGTTCATAGAACAAAATACAATTAGTGGGTATTACTACAAAGACTTCAAAAAAGAAGATATTACACTCGAGCTTCTAAAAGCGTACAGAGAAGATAAAAGTGAAGAAAAGACAGCAACTTGGTATTCTAATATACCTACTGGTAAATACTTTAGAAGTACTGGAACTTGTCCTGCAGAAGATTGGATAGAATATGGTAGAAGAACTAACCAAGAGACAGCATCAGAAGTTTGGAAAGAATTTTTAACTTTATTATATTTTTCCAATGAACCAAAAAAAGTCTAACAGATCTACTAATATGTCACGTATTGGATTAAGAGTAGTTATTAGTAAAAGTAGTTTAAATCCTTTTAAACATTTATTCAATGGAAGCAATAACCAACAATGCCCCGGATAATGAGCAAACGCTCAGAATAAAAGAAATCATTGCACAATACAAAGAGACTGAAAAGCCTCCTTACAATATGTATGATGATGATGATGAACTATACCAAGCTAATTTAGAATACAATTGGTTTGTAGCTGATTTACAAGAAGAGATGGATATGTTGAGAGTTTCTCTCAAATTACCATTAATTCCATTACATTTGTTTAAATAAATACTTAAAAAATGCCAAAGAGCCTCACAAATATAGAAGTAATGTATCATTACATTACTTCTGAGCCTGAGGTTCTAACAGAAATGTTAGAACACTTAGAAGACAAGGAAATAGATGATTACCCTGTATTAAGAACAGCTATTACTGCTGAAACATTTAAAATATGTTATAAAGCAGGTAATCCAATGACTTGTGAACTGTATCCTGAAAGCATTCAGGCAGCAGTAGCCGGATTATCTTACACAGACATACATAATCTAATAGATTTAATTATGGCTGAATTAAACCAACGTTTAAATCACAAATGCTAGTATATGAAAACACATTTACTAAAAGATACAGTATTAGCAGTGCTAATACTTATCGTAGTTCTTCAAATGGTAACATTATTTTTTACCATTAACCACGAAGTTTTACTTCCGTCAAATCAAGAAGCCGTATTTATATGGAATGATGACGAAGAATCTATTCCTCCAGATGGTTCACCAATTACTCTAGAGTTTAGTAAAGGCAATGTTATATATATTGGGCCTTATGTTACTCCAAAAGAATTAAGACCAACTACTGATAGTTTGATGAAAGAATATCTTAATCGTAGTCACGTAGAATGAGTGCTGTAGCCTTTTTACTATATTGGTTTATTATCAGTGTAGTATTGTACTTATTACTTCCAATTATGTTAATTATAAGTGAAGAAAATAGTACATCGTTGAGTTTAGAGCAGATTGATAGAATCAATAAAGTTAGACACACTAAAATTATAGCAATAGTGTCTATCTTAGCTTTACCATTGTTTTTATTAATACTAGTTTGTTTAAAAATCAAAGAACGATTATTTTGAAATATTCATCAAGCCAAAAAGAATTTATCTTATCCAAAATAACTGAAATTAGATGGGAACTTATTCCTACTACTCTCAAGTTATTTTGGTTAGATATCTATGTAAATCAAAGGAGAGAAGACTTATTAAAATCATAAAAAAATGAAAAAATCAGAAGAGTTATATCAAGCCGCTGCTGAAGCAGACAGTGACTTCAAAGCATTAAACCTTAGAACTAAAGGATTAAGAGAAGCTAGAGTAGAGCGTTTCTTAGAGCAAGACTATAGTGAACAATTAATTGCTAAAGGTTGTACAATATTACCTTTTAATGGTAATAAAATAGTTATAGACACACAAACTGATAAGTTTGGTGTATTAGATTATTTTCCTAAAGCAAATAAAGTCTTGATTCGTAAAAGTAATCAGTGGAAAAATCAAGGGCTCAAGTGGATTAAAGAAAACATTTTAAATTAATGAAAGCTTTAATACTTATTCTATTGAGTACTGCTATATGTAGTGCTCAATGGATTACTTTTCCTAAAGAGGAGTATACTATGATTACTATAGGAACAGATCCTTATGCATCATACAAAGAGTCTAGTATTAATCTATTAGCTGAGTTTACATTAGTATCACATTTTGGATATGTGAAGGCTAGTGGTCAAATACTCCCCGGATTAACCGGAGGATACTATGATATTTCAGGCGGTGTAGGGTTAAATCAACAGTCTGCTATCTTAGGTGTTGAAACTAGGCTGTACGAAGGTATCAGATTAGGTCATATATGGAGAGGAGAGAGTGAAAACTATTCTTCTTATAATGGTCCGTTATTTGGTATAGATTTAGGTGTAGACTTTAAAATAACTGATAAGTTTCTATTAGGTGGAAGATTTACTAACGATTATAGAAGTGATATGGAGTATTCAGGTGCTGATGCACAATGGGTCCAATCATTCTTCATAACAGGAACATTTAAACTATGAATTCAAGAATCTATCGTATACTGGCAAACATAACTGCTGAACAAGCCCCTATTTTGAAAATAATACAGAGGTCATTACCTGCTAGAATTCAAATACAAAAGAAAACTTCTAATAAATCTACATTAAAGATGAAAAAGAAGTCACCTAATGTAAAATATAAGTCCTCAAAACCAATAACTTCATCTAGGGGTAAACAAACGTTTAGAAACAAATCTAATTTACGATGAACCACGAAGTAGAACAAGAAGTACTTCTTAAAGATGGTAGAACTATCTTTAAGACTCACAATGGATTTAAGTCCTTTGTGAAAAGTAAACAAGGGAGTATAACTGAAGTCACTGATGCTTATTATAGACAAGCATTACGACTAAAAGTAAAGAAATAGTGTGTTTTTTTAATTGTGTTTAATTGGGTACATTAGTAATAGTGTGCCCTTTTATTTTAAACTATGAAAATAGAAGAAAAAATAGATATACTATATCCTAGTCCTTTATTGCGAATGGATGAAATGTTTTTGGGTGCTGATTTATCAGAGTCTCTTCAAGAACTAAAAAAAGGTGAATGGAGTAATATCCGTTTAGAAGATTACGAACTGCTTATTTTAGTAGAATTATACTATAATCTTATCTATGATAACAAAACATTATATAGAGATTATTGGCGTAATGCTATAAAAATAGAGATATATAAAAAGATTAATAATAGTAGGCCTCTTGAAGCGGAGAACCATAAAGAATGAAGAGCTAAAGAAAAGCCTATAATATTCTAAACCTACTGTTATTATATTTAAATCACAAACACTTTAAATTACTTAAAAAAATGAAACCACTTGTAAAAACATCTAAGCTTATCACAAAAGATGGCTTTAGAGCATTCTCTAAAAGAGAAAAAGAAGTATTTAAACTTCTAATAGAAGAGTATAAAGCAGAACAGATATCTAAAATGCTTAAACTCGATGAAAAAACTGTTTGCACCTATAAATTGAGATTACTCAAGAAAATAGGAGCTAAAACTATTATTGGTTTATATGTATATAACCAAAGGTATAATATCGTGGAGGCAAATGATATGTTTTTATTCAAAAAAGCTGATGTCAAAAAAATATAAATTGGATCGAAAGGTGTTCTTGTTATATTATCAAGATACACCTTTTTTTCTTCTTATGATTAAGAAGAAAATCATAGTAAATGATATGATTTTAGGTGGTGAATTTGTTATTACTGCCCAAGATGTATTAGATTCGATGGAAACTATACCAGGCGCCTTAGTAGGTGTGCAAGGAAAAGTTTTAAGCAGTGATTGTGAACTAATTTATACTCAATAAAATGAAAGTATTTTTAACTGCTGAAGAAATAAATATAATAGATACTATAGGTATTTATATGCCGGGTATTCTTATTTATGCTATAGATAAAGACCACGCTGAGTATATACTCAAAAGTCACTTTAGATTAATGAATCACAAAATAATTGACTCTGCAGATATAGTACAAACAGTGGATAGAATTGTTCAATGGGATAGTTTACTTATACCCACTCATTTTCAATTAAATTAAATTCTTAAAGATGAAACAAAATAAAGATGATTTACCTAAAATAGATAAAGGTGTATTTACATTTCTTGCTAAACATAACTTAAATATTAGTGAGAAACGCCGTATTTTATACCTGTTTGGTAAATCTAAGGGCTTAGAACGCCCTAAAAAGACCAGTAGTAGGCACCAGTGGTATGCTGATGTATCACTTATAGCTCAAGAAGATTTTAAAGAATTTAAAAAGTCCTTTAATAAAAATAAGCCTACTCTTAAAAGAAATAGACAATCATATGATGATTGGTGGGATGAATGCAATACTGATGGAACATTTGCTTATAGTGGTGTAACTGATGATTTTTAATCCTAAAAATTACAATAATTAAATACTTAAAAAAATGAATGAAAAAATAACAAAAGCAATTAGATGGGCAGAAGGTAATCCTGGAGCAACCTCATTTTTAATGAGTTTGTTTCATCCTGAAACACCATTAGTATTAACAGAAGCAATAGTACCAGTGTTAGAAAAAGCAACATCTATTCGTGGTACTAACTTATATGTGTTATGGTCAGATTTATGTGAAAGGGATTTAACAAAAGTTAGAGACCTTTGTATCAAATGTCCTATAGAGGTTTTAGAAGATGCTTGCAATCGTCAAGATTACTCTGGAATAAAATTAGTAAAACAATATTTAAATTAAATACACTAAATACTTAAAATTATGTTCAAAGAACTAAAACAAGCAGTAAGAGCTAACTTCGATAAGTTAGCTCAAGAAAATGATGTCTTATTCTACGTAGATGTAGATAGAGAAACCGTGTGGAACGAATATATTGATAACATTGCTGAAGCTTCTCGTAATGAGTATGTATGTAGTGCGTGTCGTCAATTTTTACGTCAGTACAGTGGTGTTACCGCTATTGTAAACAATAAACGCGTATCTATTTGGGACAATATTACTCCTCCAGATGAGTTTATTGAGGCAGTGGCTGCGTTACGTGGATACATCAGTGCCAAACCAATCACTGATATATTTTTGACGCCATTTGCTAAATGTGGTGTAGATAGAAACAAGGATAAAGAATCAGGAAAAGAGTGGGAACACTTTTTCTTTCTTAGTCCAAGTAAGTTTATCTGTAAAGAAGAGTCTATTGACTCTAG